CATTGATCGTATTGGCCGGCATCACGAGGCGGCTGACATCGGCGGGGCTGTCCTGCGATGCCGAAACCCACCCCGACGCCCAAAAGATCATGCCCCGGAAAACCGAGGCGATCAGGTTCAGGACGTTGTAGGCTTCCTCCTGATTGAGGATTTGCGTGTTGAAGGTGAAACGCGGCTCAAGCCCGCCCTTGCCGTCCGGCACGAGCTGATCGCAGTATTTCGCCATCTGGTAGAACGTGGAGAAGTCGAGATAGGTGTCGTCCACCCACTGGCCGAGACCGTAGCGGTCATTGGTCAGCAAATCCAGAAAACACCACACCGGATTGTTGGTGTATTCGAGCTTGAACGTGCCGTCCCAGATACCGCTATAGGTCTTGTTGGCCGCGTCATAGTTCGACGGAACCCGGATGATCAGCCCTTCGTAGTCGAAGCCGACGCGCGGCACGCCACTGGGGAAGTATTCGGAGTCCATTTCGATGCCGACGACCGCCGTATCCATGTACATCATCTTGGCGTCGATGAGCGTGGTGTACGACGAAAACTGGACGCTGTCCTGCACGCGCGAGGTCACGCTGTCGGACTTGATCTTGACCACACGGATTTGCCACGGGGCTCCCCCCGGAGGCAGATCGAAGCGATACGACTCCTCGTACCCGGAGGTCGTCTTACCCTGAATGGTGATGACGCTGGTGCCGTTGCCGCCGTTGGTCTGCTGCCAGTGGCCACCATCGGCTCGGACCTGCACCATCAGATAGGTGTGGGTGGGCAGCACATCCCCTTTCTCGGTCTGTTCGAGGAAGTTGCCGACGCGCACCTTGATACGCACGGCATCGACCTCGGGGTCGGTAATCGTGCGAACAACGCCGCCGCCGAGGTCGGCCCACGCCGCAGCTCCGGTGCCGTCCCCGGTGATCGTGACATTCGGATACGTGATGTAGTTGGCGCCGGGCAGGTAGACGACGATCTGCTGGATCGTGCCGCCCGGCCCGAGCACGGCGAAGGCCGTCGCCTGCGAGGTGTTGACCGGGTTCTCGTTGGCGCCGGTTCCGGGGTTTCCGGTAGGTGGATCGATGGTAACCGTGGCCCACGTATAGCCGGAGCCCTGCGAGATCATGTGGATGGCGGCGATACGATTGGTGGTCGACTTGACCTCTTCCTGCACGTTGAATTCGGTCTCGACATCGGTGTACCCGGTGATGGGGTACTGGTTCATGATCCCCTGTCGAAACTGAACCTTGGTGTTCGGGTAGTTGTAGGAGTTGTCGGGGTTCTGCAAAGGCACGCCGTCGAAGACGATTGCCTTGCCGCCGCCAACAGGCCCCTTGACCGGACCCTCGGAGATTGCATGGATCACGCGGGCAAGCGACTTGGAACGCAGGGTGTCCGGGCTCTCGGTCGGAGTGTACTGCCCGCCGCCGCCCTTGTCCTTCGGCTTGCCGCCCGCGCCACCGATAGGCGCGCCGACGCCAAGGCCGCCATTGTGCACCCGGATGTCGTCGGCAATGAACGTATGGTCCGGTACAACCGTCAGATTGAAGGTTTTTTGCGGCCCAAACTCCGAGATGCCGCTCACCGGACGCAGGTGCCCGTTGCGGTCGATCAGGGCGTCCTCGCCCACTTCCAGACTGCCGATAGGCGCGAAGGTATTGTACTGATTGAGCACCCAGTGGTTGCGCGTGACGAGCAGCACGCCGCCCCAGTAGGAGACCGCGAGAAGTTGTCCGGGCTCCTCGTGATGCATGGTCTCGGTGACCGTCTGCTCGACGAGTTCACCATGGAAATTGAAACCAAGCACGCGGTCGCCAACCCGGATATCGATGATGGCTTTCTTCGAGCCATCGGACATCGTGACCAGAGTGGTACCCGCGAAACAGGACTTGGCCCCGCCTGCGCCATGAAGCATCCGCATCGTCAGATACCCGAGATTTCATTGATGGGGGAGGTGCTGGAATAGGGGTCCAACCGCTCGGAATACACGCCGGCCGACACGACGACGGAACCGGCGAGGACGCGGCCGTAGATCACCGGAACAGGGGTGCCCTCTTCCGTGATGTTGACCGCGCCATTGAAGAAGAACGACTGCTTGCGGCTGTCGCCCGTCGTCTCGACCTTGTTGTCCTTCGGTTGCGGTGTCAGCAGGGACGCCGCGCCAGATAGCGCTAGGGCCGCGCCGAGCATCGCAACGTTGCTCCACGTCACCGACGTTCCCATGATGCCGGCGCTCATGCCGGCCCACATACCGGCGCCGCCCGCGAACACTGCCGCGCCAATGAACGCCGTGGCGATCAAGGCGACCCCGACGATGACCATCAGGATGCCTTTTCCGCGTCCGCCAGAGGCCATGCCGCCCGCGCCACGTACCGCAGGAACGATATGGAAGTCCCCCGAGGAGAACTTGAACGGCACGAGTTCGACCGGAATAGACGCACCGCCTTCGTCCCTGTCGAAGTCGCCGATCACGATGGAGAACATGCCGTCGTGGATGGTCCTCGCGAATTCACCGGGGAAATTGGCTTCGAGGAGCCTGATCGCCTCTGCGGGGCTGCGCACCGCGAGATCGAAATGCTCCCCGAACTTCTCACCGAGATAACCGTGCAGGTGCACCCTACGCTTGACGAGGTTATGCATTGGCGTTTATTGCAGGTACCTGCAATCCCCCTTGGTAGCGAAGACATTTGTGGATCATGCGTTTCCACGAATATATCACGTCATGCCCGGACACACGAGGATTGACCTCATTGCCGTAGAGGTGATGCAGGACCCGGCCATCTCCGACATAGACCCCGCAGTGATTTGTGCGGTCGCTGCTCAGCAGACTGCCGACGACAATATCGCCCCGCTGAAGCTGGGAGAATTCCAGCTCAACAAAGCCTTCCTTTCGGAAATTGTCGATGATCAGGTTGGTGCCCTTGTCGTCCTCCCACCATACGGGATCGCGGGGGTAGTTCGGGATGATGATGCCCATCTCCTGCTTCAGCCAGTCCCGGCACAGGGCGAAGCAGTCGTAGATGCCATCCTTGAAGGGACGGCCCTCGTACGGGGCAATCGGGGTGCCGTCTCCGAAGAATATGAAATCACGGACTAGGGTCCTGTCCATGGTGATGATGCCGTACGGCACGCCGGTCGCGAGCTGGCTTTCCATGTCGGCCTTCGACGCACCGAACTGGCACTTGGTGTGCGAGTGGATGACGGCCTGTATTTTTCCGTACATCTGTTCGACTTCCAGCAGCTCGCGCGGGTTGACCTCGAAAAAATTCTCCGGGTCCTCGTGGACGTTTCGCAGCCGGAAATACTGCCCGGACGCGACGACGCCGACGCTCTCGTGCGGAAACACCTCGATAGCATGCTGCGTCGCGATATCGATGGCGATCTGCGGCACCGGGTAAAGGTCGTTGTGCTTCTGGTAGAAGAAATAAGCCAGTCGGTTTTTATCGGCCATGACGTTCTCCAATAACTATGCACCAAATCGCCCGGCGCCGGGGAACGCCCGCGAGGGCAACCACCCGGCTCGGCCGAAACGCTTCTGGCAATCCGACAGGCGTTTGCCACACTTGTCGTCCCATCCGAACGCCGGATTGCCATTGATGTCGTAGAACAGGTTCCCGGTGTACGGGCAGGTGACCCCGACATAGTCGAAGCTCCCGTTCGCCACGTTCCATTTCCGGTAGACGTGGCTGCAATAGTTGCGCACCACGCGGCGGCGGGGAAGCTTCTGTCCTTCGATGTCGATGGCCGAGGTCAGCTTGAACTCGATGAAGAGCTTCGTCTCTGCCGATTTCTGCTCGACGAAATACACGTCCGGGGGGTAGTGCGCGCCGGGATCGGCCGCAGGCTGGCCGTCCAGATATTTGCCGAGGGTGCGGATGCGCGTCAACTTGGCGCCGATCAGATCGTCAAGTGTCCTGACGAGACCGGTGATGGCGCGGGAGACGTTGGCGATACGCACTGTCGGCTGCGGGAACGGACCCTTGCTGCTGGTCTCGAACCCTTCCGCGTGGATATCGATGGGCACGTAGGTGATGCCCTGAAAGGTGATGACGCCTCCATCCGAGCGCTGTGTCGGAGTAAAGAAATACTCCGAGCCGCCGATGTGTTGGAGGTCGAGCTTGTACAGTTCGACGATTTCGCCGACTGACAGTGAATGATGGTCTTCGGACAGAGGCATTGTGCAGGTACCTGCAAAAAGGTTCCGGGGATCAGTTGTCGAAGCTCTGGATGAACGTGCCACTCATGTTCCAGTAGCCTGCGGCGACGGGAACGAATTTCCATTCCTTGCACGTCCATTTCTTGGCGACGGTCTCGCCCATGGCGACCCACCAGAACGCCTGCCACCCTGCCGCAGAAAGCAACAGGGTTTCGAGGATATTCTTTTCGGGCGTGGTCAGGTTCGTGTAACTGACGGACCACGCATCCCTGATCGCGTTGAGGCCATCGGCGGCGCGCTGCGTATACCCGTCGCCGAAAGTGTTCTCAAGGATACGCGCCGAAACCGACTTGGACGACGTAAAGTCAGGATCGGGCATACCTGCGGGCCATGGCAATGCTGCTGGCATAGCGTATTATCCTTGGTTTCTACGGGTCGCTTCGTGGAACATACCGCCGCCACGGCTCTGCTTTTGCACAACTTTGAGAACGGCGGCCTCGGTCTCCTCGGCAAGCTCCTTCTGAAGCTGCCGCATCTTTTCAGGGTCCGGGGCCTGCCCGGTAACGCTGCCATTGCCGTCCCCGCCGAGATTGTAGGTGGGGCTGAAGTTGACCTGCGCGATATTGCCAGTGGAGTTGCGCTTCGTCTGCACGATCTCGGTGGCAGTGCGGGGGGTGGCCGAGGCCCCATCCTCGTACCCGCTCGGGTAGACGCCGACGCCGAGTTTGCCACCGGGGCCTCGCACAAGCGGCATGATCGCTTCAGTCCCGCGCTCGGACATCGAGGCGATGCCTCCGTTGGCGAGGGGAAACCGCTGCAAGCTGTGGACGAGGCCTCCGTTCGCGAACTGCATCGGCGTGCCATTGTTGAACACGTTGCCGTTGGCACTGTTCAGGAAGTTGGCTCCGAGGCTGTTGATCGACAGGACGTTGCCGGTCGACGACCCGAAGACGTTCCCGAACAATCCGGTCAACGCCCGCATGATCAGCGCCTTGAGGATGACCTGCGCAATCGAACGCAGCATGTTCGCCGCCGCCTGCTTCCAGTCCTTCTCGGTACCGGTGATCAGGCCGGCGAGAATGTCTGCGGTGCCGCCGATGAACGACTGCATTGCCGTAGCTGCCAACTGCGTATCGCTAGAGATATCCAGCCGCATGCGCTTGAACGCGTAAGACAGGCCATCGAGAGCATTGCCGCCGCGCTGAATAATACGCCACTGCTCTTCAAGAGCGGCATTCTCGTTATTCCACTCTGTCGTCGCCTTTCCTGCCGGAGTGGCCAGCAGTTCCTTGCGCAGACGCAGGTTCTCCGTGAGCTTGGCGTTCTGCTCCTCGATCTTGGCGCGCTCGCGCTCGGCGATGGCAATCGTCTCGCTCTGCTTCGCCTTGTAGAGATCGAGAGCTTCCGCGACCTGCTTCTGCGTCGCGCCCTTGGCTTCCAGCGCAGCCTTGAGGTCCGCTTCGCTCTTCACGATGCGGTCGGTGATCTGATAGGTCTCCTGCGCCCACTTGGCCATCTGAGCCTGAGCTTCGTTCTGCGCGAATTGCGCCGAAGTAAGCTGCGTGGTCGAGGCGGTCAGCTCCTTCATGTCGCCGCCCATTTTCTTGAGCAGTCGACCATACGCCTCCGCGTTGGTGATGGTGCCATCGCCGAAGAAACCCGGATTTCCCTTGATGGCCGATGGGTCAACTGAACTGCTGACCGGGGCATTCGGGTTGGAGTTGACCCCGCTGATGAAACGCACGGCCCCGCCCTGTCCGAGCAAATGACCCGCGTACATGTTGGTGTCGGTGATCGGCAGGTTGTTCTTTTCGAGCGCAGCCGAGGTCATGCGCCCGT